AAAAGGGCATCCCTTTACCCTTCAAGAGGTGGATGCCGCCTTACAGGAAGCCGAAGCCGCTGAAGCTGTCTGTCTCAATGTGATGAGGCAATATGCAGCGAGCGAGTGACGATTTACTGAGTTATCTCATCACGCAGGCCCAAACCGGTGCTAAGAACTGGTTTGGGTATCCACAACAACGTCTCATCAACATTTCACTGTGCCATCAGATCGCAGCTAATCACGCTGACTGCATGTCACCGGATGAAATAGTTGATTACGTCCTGAAACTAAACGATCAGATCTTCAAGCGCATCGTCACCAATGGGCAAACTTGAAGTTAAGGGATTCAGAGAGTTTGAAGATTCCCTTTTAGAGTTAGCCGAGGAATTTGGCACGACCAAAGCTCGACGTTCTTTGCTTCCGGGTCTCAAGTCCGCGATGGAGCCCGTTAAGGCCGCTATTAAGGGAAGGGTTCCCGTCGATACTGGCAAGCTCCAGTTAAAAGTCAGAAACGGCGCAAAGGTTGCAACCCGCAAGGACAAAAACAAAAAGTATCTTAGCCGCGATACCGTGGCTTTTGGCTTTGTCGATGTCGGTGTTGGCTACCGAGACGAGAAGGGTGAATATCGACCCGCTGCCGAAGCCATAGAATTTGGCACTGCTGAGCAACCCGCGAGGCCGTTTATCCGTAACTCTTTTCAATCAATGGCATCATCTGCCCTTGATCGTCTAGCGTCTCTATTGGGCGCTCATATGGATCTCTGGGCAGCAAAACAACGAGCAAAGGTTAGAAAATGAAAATACAGGACAGATTTGGAAAGTCATTCCAACGACAGACTCACGCGGATATTGATTTCGCTGGGCATACCTTGAAAGTCTATCTTCCGACTCGGAAAGAAATGTTAGGACTTGAGGGCAAGATCAAGAACCCGCCGGATGCTTTAATAACTGAAGAGTACGAGAAGCTACACGCCACATTTCAAAAGCTCTACAAGATCAACCAAAACGTCAATGCCGAGTTTAAGGACGATGACATCGTTGTAGAGGGTCGAAGCCTACGAGAGGCCGCGAGATTCAAGGCTCAAGATTTGATGCGTGAAATTGCCTATGTAAATCTGGTCGGGTTTGAAGAGGGCGACGAAATGCTTGCTTTATCTTATGAGCAAATCTCCGAGACGTTTTCCGAGGCGCAGATTAAGCACCTAGTCAGTTTGATTGAGAAAGCAGTCAATCCTGATTACGAGGCCATCCAAAAAAACTAAAGGGGTCGCTATATCGTCAGGTTCGGGCTACGGCGATCTTTAATGGCCAAAGCCCGGAAGTGTTTGATAGCCTTGATGTAGCGACCGTCCGAGAGTTAGAATTGATGTACCGCGACGGCATGATCGGAGCGAGGCATAACTTAATGTTGATCTCGCACCTTATGACAATCGTTTATAACGCTTTGTCTAAGAATCCGATTAAAAGCCGCGAGTTTTTCCCGCATCTGGAGGAGTATTTTGTCCCTCCTAACTACATGACAAGACAAGAGCGTGACTTTTTAACGTTCACTTCGCTTCCCGGCTTCAAAGCGGAGTTTCTTGAGATATTAGGGGGAAATCGTGGCGGGTAAACTCATTGCAGCCCTACAAGTTGCTCTCGGTTTAGAGAGTGCAAAGTTCGTTCAAGAAGTCGACAGGGCGAGACAAAAAACCCGTGAGCTAAAAGTATCCGTAGACGTTCTCGGTACGGCTATGGGCGCACTACGCAGCCCGATGTTATTAGCCGCGGGCGCTGCTACAGCTTTTGCTACTTCCTTTTTTAAAGCCGCTGATGCGGTCAATGATTTTGCTGAGGGCTCCGGTCTAGCCATTGAGGAAGTCTTAGCCCTACAAAGCGCGATGGTTCAATCGGGAAAAGAAGCCGATAACGCCGCGCAGATGTGGGATCGGTTCTCTACGACTTTAGGTGGGGCTGCTGACGGGCAAAAGGAACAGGCCGATCTATTTAAAGAACTCGGCGTAAGTATTGCCGATGCTGGCGGAATGCTGCGTCCTGAGATTGAGATCTTTAGAGATCTAACCTCGGTGCTTTCCCAAATGGGTCCGGGCGCAGAGCGGGCGAGACTTCAGGTTCAGTTATTTGGTAAACAGTTTGCCAACATAGATATATCTAAGATCGACCAGCTCTCAAGAAACACCGACAAGTTCACCGGCGAAGCTAAGAAGGGTGTTTTAGCTATTGGTGAAATCGGTGACGCGATAGACCAGTTAACCGAGAAGGCGAAGATCGGCTTTCTCACGATGATGGGCAAAGCTAGAGACGCGTGGACGGGCATCAAAAAGTTCTTAGGATTTGGCGAAGAAGAAGCTCCCGCTCCGGTTGTCAATGTTGCAAAGGGCGGCATACAGTCAGGAACGAGAGTTAAGCCTGTAAAAGACACGAGCGCAGACTCAGCGGCAAAAGCGCTTAAGTCTTATCTGGAAGGCTTAGACGCTCAGATTCTCAAACTCAGAGAAGGCGAGGAAGCCGCACTTAGGTTTGAGGCTGCAAAACAAGGTGGCCCTGCTGGCTTAGAAAAGATGGAGCAAATCATAAAGCTCCGCAGAGAAGAAGCTGAGATGCAGGAGCAATTACAAAGGAATGCAAAGGAAGCCGCGCAAGAAATAGCGGCAGCCGAAGATCTGCGAAAGATGCGGCAGGACCAGATCATCAAGGATTACGAGAGACAGATTGAAATAGAGAAAGAAGCTCAACAGGTCGCTCTAGACGCGCTTTGGCAGGCCGACATTGCTGCAAATAAGAAACTAGAAGAAATGGATCTCACGAAGAAAGAAAAGGACGAGCAACTAGAGCTTCTTGAAGATCTTCGGGATGGTTACAAGTCTCTCGGCACTACGATTGTAGAAGCCTTCATGCAGGGCAAGTCAGCCTCGCAGGCTTTCAAGTCTGCGCTCAGTTCGCTCTTACAGAAACTCGCCTCAAGATCGCTTGATAAGTTTTTGGATGCCATCTTTAAGCCAAACATGACGGGCGCTCCCTCATTGTTTGAAAACTTCATGTCGACCATTCCCGTTATCGGCGGGATTTTTGGCAAGCGAGCCGGAGGAGGCCCGGTTAATTCCGGGAGCCCTTACATCGTGGGCGAAAGAGGTCCTGAGTTGTTTGTGCCGAGCATGTCTGGGCAGGTTGTTCCGAATTACGCGATGGGCGGAGCGACCACTGTGAACAACTACAACATACAAGCCATTGACGTTAAGTCTTTTGAAGATCGAATCATGGGCAGCAATCGAGCGGTATGGGCGGCAAACTCCTACGCTCAAAAATCACTATCACCTAGAGGTCGAGCATGAGCTTCCAGACCATCCTAAACATTTCACAATCCATCACGGTTAACAACCGAAGAATGGTTGGGCAGCAATACTCACGATCAGGGCAAGTAAGGACAGCTCAATATGTGACCTCGGTTCCGTGGGTGTTCACAGTTAAGCCTCATGCTTATCTCTATTACCCTCAAGTTCGGGATGTCATCCAGACGATTGACAACCTAGATCGACAGAATGCAGCGACTATCACATTCAACACCACAAACCTTCAGTGGTTCACCGAATATAAGGGCGGTCTCAGTTCGGTTCAGGCCGCGGCTCTTACGCTTGCTTCGCTACCAGCAGGGAACGCCACAGTCATTGCCATAGGAAATTTACCATCCGTGGGAAGCGGCACAGTAGTTTTTGCGGCTGGTGATTTTATTCAGCTGGGAAATTACCCTTACAAGATCACCACACAGGTCCTGAGAGGCTCAGGATCGACCGTTAACGCGACATTGCACAGGCCGATCATAGGAACTCCCACTGTCGGCACGTTAACGGCTGTAGGGGCTTCCTGCACGTTCTCTGTCGTTGCTGAGGTTTGTCCTACCTACACACTAAGACCGATGACAAATGGTGCTTTTGTTGATTGGGATGCCGACTTCGTCTTTAGAGAGAACGTCCAATGACAACACCAATGACAGCGCTAAATAGCGCGACCATCACACACGGCGAATTTGTACGTCTTACAACATCAACGGCGACTTATACATTTTGCAATGCAGCGGCTCCAGTTGTTGCGGGCGGCATTTCATTTACAAGCCTCGGAAGTCTTTTGTCTGTCGGTGCGGTGAATCGTGAGATCAAGGCGACCTCAATAGATATGGTGATTGGTCTTATAGGCATCGACCCGACAAACATTTCTTTGGTCTTAGGCTCAAACATCAAAGGCTCTACTGTCGAGATCTGGCGAGGATTCTTTGACTCTAATTATCAGATCATTACAAGCCCGACAACGCAGTTTTTCAAGCGCTATCAGGGCATTGTTTCAAACATGTCCATCACGGAGGATTGGAACGAGAACGCACGAAGCAGGACGGCGACGTGTTCCATTTCATGCTCTTCTTTCCGGTCGATTCTTGAGAATCGGATTGCAGGGATAAAAACCAATCTTAAGACGTGGCAGCAACGTTACGCCTCTGACACGAGCATGAGCAGGGTTGCAGCTATCGCCGGTCAATACTTTGACTTTGGATCTCCACCTAAGTCTGGCTCACAATCAGATCCCGGAAGCGCACAAACCCAATTACCCGACCCTAACGATATAAGGCAAGCAGGATGAGAGAAGCGACAAAATACGATGTGCCTCATCTTATTGAGATGATGAAGGCGTATGCAGACGAAGCAGGCATAGAAGCCTTAAAGCACAATCAAAACGAACCGCAAGTTCGAAACCTTTTCGATCAGATGATTCACGGCAGAGGATTTGTTTTAGTTGATGACAACCTACACGGATTCCTTGCTGCGTACATCACAAGAAACTTTTGGAATCGCTACGTCAGAGAGCTTCACGAGGTAGCGTGGTGGGTCATGCCTGAGTACAGGAACACAAGTCTCGGTGGCAGGCTTTGGTTGAGGTTTAACAAACTTGCTCAGTACATGCTGGACTCTAAGCGGGTAGACATTGTGTGCACAAGCCTCATGCCTTCTAGTCCCGACATTGATTACACACGATATAAATACAAGCCCTTGCAAGCTACCTTCTTTCGAGAGTAAATCATGCCCGCATCAATCATCCTTGCAGCTGCTGGAGTTCAATTAACTGGATTTGCATTAACAGCTGCTACTTTTGCGATCAATTTTGCGGTTTCGTATGTTGTTACGAGAGCTTTTGGATCTAAGGCTCCGAATTCACAGGACACTGGCGCAAGGCAACAGGTCCCCCCAGCGAACAACAACTCAATCCCTGTCGTTTATGGTGATGCGTGGTTAGGTGGCGTTTTTGTCGACGCAGTCTTGTCGAGCGATCAAAAAACGATGTATTACGTTCTTGCGATCAGTTCTATCTCATCAGACGCAAGCGCGACCTTTTCTTATGACCGCACAAAGTTTTATTACGGTGATCGCTTAGTCACTTTTGACGGAACGGATCAGACTAAAGTAGTGTCTCTGACTGACGGTGATGGAAACGTCGACACAAAAATCTCCGGCAATCTGTATATCAGTCTTTATACGTCGACAAATGCAGGAACCATTACATCTGTAAACGGAACCGCACCTAATGTCTTTATGGGCGGATCAGATGTTCCTGTCGCGCTCCGTTGGCCTTCATCAGGGCGGCAGATGAATGGTCTAGCTTTCGCGATTGTCAAACTTAATTACAGCGCAGACGCAGGAACAACCGGGCTTCAGCCAATCACGTTTTACTGCAAGCACTACCCCAAAGGAGGAACGGTAGCGAAGCCGGGTGACGTCTGGTACGACTACATGACAGATACAAGGTACGGTGCAGGCATGACGGGCCTAGTAGACTCTACAAGCGCGACGGCTCTTAATACTTACTCCGACCAGACAATCACATACACGCCAGCCGGCGGAGGTTCTTCGACACAGGCTCGATACAGAATTAACGGCGTAGTCGACACAGGAAGGCCGGTTCTTGAGAACGTCGAGAAGATGCTGGAGTGTTCAGACAGTTGGATGGCTTACAACGCGGCTTCAGGTCTTTGGTCGATTGTCATCAACAAAGCAGAAACCTCGACCTTTTCATTCAACGATACAAATCTTATCGGCGAGATCAGAGTTTCGGCTACCGACATCAATCAGCAGATCAATCAAATTCAGATTGAGTTTCCATCTAAACTAAATCGAGATCAGCCGGATCTTGTTTATATGGAGACACCCGCGGGTCTCTTATATCCGAACGAGCCACCCAACAGACAGACAACCACCCTAGAGTTTACGAACGACTCTGTGCAGGCTCAATATCTCGGTAATCGTAGGCTTGAGCAAGCCAGAGAGGATTTGATTGTCACGATCACTTCCACTTACCCCGGCATTCAAGTTGACGCGGGTGATGTGGTTGATATTACAAACGCTGACTACGGATGGACGAATAAGCTCTTCCGTGTAATGAAAGTTTCGGAGGCGACTGTCGATGACGGCAACCTCGGTGCAAGCCTAGAGCTTTCTGAGTACAACGCGGTGGTCTACGACGATGCAAGCATCACCGCATTTACCGCGGCTCCCAATTCAAGCCTGCCGAGTCCTAATTACTTTTCTTCGCTAAACGCTCCGGTTATTGGCGATCTATCGCCTTCGACAGCCCCTCCGACTTTCTCGGCTACTTGCACGATGCCGGCAGTGGGAAGGGTAACGACGATCACATTGTTTTACACGACCTCTGCAAGCCCGTCTGCTACGGATTGGAAGGTATGGAGTTCAGCGATTCTTTCCAATGGCTCTACGTTTGCCAACTCATCAAGTTTTAAGTTCGACAACATCACATTGTCCGCAGGAAATTATTACTTCGCTTTTTCTGTCGAAAATGATTCTGCAAAAAGCGCTCTTTCTGCAACAAGCTCGGTATTAAATTGGACTCCAGTTACGCCCACCGGACCGACAGGGCCAACCGGGGCAGGCGGAGCCACTGGCCCTACCGGGGCATCATTAACGGGACCCACAGGCAGCTCGGGCTTAGTAGGGATTGCCGCACTGACGGCTTATCTTGTTCAGTCACAAAGCGCTGCCGCCCCAACATTCACAACGCCAACGTCTGGCTCTACAGTTCCTGCTGGATGGTCTGCTACGACTCCCGCAGTGTCTATCGGTCAGGTTCTTTGGTATATCCAAGGACGCTACAACGCCAACGCAGTAACGGTTGATGGGGTTCCTGCTAACTCGACAGCATGGACAGGCCCAATTGCCGCGTCGATCTTCCAAAGCATTAGATCTGACAACTACAACGGGCCAACTCCTCCAACAACGGCAAACTTTGGAACGCTTGGTTGGTATTTGGATCAGCCCTCGGGCAACCTCTACGCGAATGCCGCTTATTTACGCGGTGAGCTAGTCACGGGTGTTAGCGGAGCTCAGCGGGTTGAGATCAACAAAGGTGTATCAAACAAAGTTGCGGTCTATAACTCAAGCAACACGTTACTGGCATCGTTTGGTGGAACAGGAACATCGACCGACGCAATCCTTCGTCTTAATCCGATTATCGCCGGCACTACCGCATACGGCGCAACGACGGTAATCCCGAATCCAAGCGGCACAAATTATACAGCTGCAAGTTATTTTGGTCAGACAACCGACGCAAGCCTGGAAGGTATTTTGTGCGGATGGTATACGGTAGGGTCGACAACGGTTCGATATGGAACAGTGGGAACCAGAGATTACGGTTTGGGTGTTGTAAGCGGAGCCCTAGGTTATCAAGACAATTCTTACGCAGCAGGGTTCCGTGGTTATAACAGCGCAGGAGGAACTCATGTTTCTATTTGCGACTCATCTGGTTATGCGATTAACGTAAGAAGCGGTTTTATTCGATACGGGTCTTACACGTTTCCAGCTTTTAATGGATCATCTTCTCAATTCTTAACTGGCAGTGCAACGTTTGCGTCTCTAACGGCAACCGACATTCCTAACATTCCTGGCAGCAAAATAACTTCTGGTTATGTTAGCTACAACTATGTTGAAGGAATGAAAAACGGCACAACGCAAATCAGGGGAATGAGGGACACATCTTCGACCCCAACATTGCAATCTTTTATAGGGTCTGAGACTAACGATACAAGCGGCAACATGGTGTACTACACCGAATCCGGTGGGTATTTCGGCGGGGTTTACATCAATCAACGAGGAACAACTTCAACGTGGAGCGCTCTTTATTCTGACGCTCGGATGAAAGATGTTCTCGGCCAAATTCCGATTGCCAACCCTTTAGAAACGCTTAAAAAGATTGGTAATCCTGTCATCTGGAAATGGAATCATGAGGCTTCTAACGAGGTTTGGGGATACACGGCGCAGCAGATCGGCAAGGGTCTTCCTGATGCGGTTATAGAGGCTCCGAAAACTCCTCTGGGTGATTACCAACTTGTCCCTGGAACAAATGAACGGGCGCTAACGTTTGATAATACAAAGTTTCAAATGCTTAAAGATATGGCTTTAATATCTTTGATTGAGAAAACTGAGGCATTAGAAGTTAGGCTTGCTGCTTTGGAGGCAAAATGATCTGGTCAGTTACCAAATTGGAAGTCACAACCTACGAAGGCTTAGCGGATGTCGTTATCTCTGTCGGTTGGTCAGTGACGGATACTCAGCAAGGCATTACCGAGACGTTTATTGGTGTTACATTAGTTGAGCCTCCAGGCGACAATTTCACGCCTTACGATCAGCTTACAGAGGCTCAGGTTTTAGAATGGGTTTACAAAAAAGTAAACCAATCAGGAACAGAAGCAATCGTTACGCAGCGCATACAAGAGAAGATAACGCCAACGATTGACCCACCGTTACCGTGGGCGTAGAATGTGGAAACGACAAGATAGCCACCGTTTTGCTGAGAGTGCTTGGCGAACGTCAATTTACCGAGTGAGGGAATATGGCGATCTTTAATAAGAATACGCTCACACAAGTTAGCGGATTCGACAATCAAATCATTGCCGGTGAGCTGGTATACAACCAAAAAACTTACTGGAATCTGACGCTCAATAATTCAGATGGTACGCCGCGCGATCTGACGGGCGCGACCATCACAAGCCAAATTATTCGTCGCCAGCTCTCTAACGTCCGCGATTCTCGATATGGTCTGACGTTTGACATAGCCGACTATTCGCCGCCACCATCCCCTGTAAGCCTTACCATTGCAAACCAGAATCTTTCCGGTGGTTCGTTTACTTTGGTCATCGACGAATCTGCATGGTCAGTTTTGTCTACTGATACTCAGCTAGACATAAACGCGGCTAACCCAGTTGGATTTAGTGGGAACATCACGGTCGCCATTCCTGCCAGCGGCTCTACGCCGGCGCAAGATTTGATTATCTTCTTGTTATTTTTGATCCGCTCCAATGGGGTGACAAATTGAGCGTCAATGTCACCTCTGAAAACGACATATCACTAACGGTTGATCAAGCCAGCCAATTAACGCTTATTGTTGATCAGGGAGTGATTGGCCCCACGGGGCCGTATGGGCCTACGGGGCCAGCGGGTAGTGGGATAGTATTGAAAGGCGCGGTTGCAACAGTTGGTGATTTGCCTTCAAGCGGCAATAATCCGGGCGACGCTTATATTGTTTCAGCATCTGGTCATTTGTATGTATGGAGCGGATCTGCTTGGATTGATGCGGGGCAATATGTCGGACCGACTGGACCTACAGGCCCAACAGGACAATCCATAACCGGCCCAACCGGCGCTACTGGTGCAGCATCATCTGTTGCCGGACCGACCGGACCTACAGGAGCATCTGGAAACGATGGGCCAACCGGACCAACCGGAGCGCCATCATCTGTGGCTGGACCGACAGGGCCCACTGGCGGCAGCGGTCCTACTGGCCCAACTGGCGCAGCATCTACAGTGCAAGGACCGACCGGACCCACCGGAGGAGATGGACCCACTGGACCTACTGGCGCAGCCTCCACGGTTGCCGGACCTACAGGCCCGACCGGTGCAAATGGATTGTCTGGACCCACAGGCCCCACTGGAGCAGCAAGCACAGTTGCAGGCCCAACGGGACCCACTGGTGATGTAGGAGCATCTGGACCTACCGGACCGACTGGAGCGGCATCTACGGTCGCTGGCCCCACGGGTCCCACTGGCGCTAATGGAACCATTGGCCCTACCGGAACCATTGGCCCAACAGGACCGACAGGACCCGCTGGAGGCGGCGGTAGTGCAATTACGGTTAAAGACGAAGGCACGACGTTAACAACAAGCGTCACTTCTTTTGACTTTGTAGGAACTGGTGTTACGGCTACGGCAGTTGGGGATGCTGTAACTGTCAATATATCGGCAGGAGTTGGCCCAACCGGTCCCACTGGTCCTGCTTCTACGGTTGCGGGTCCCACTGGGCCTACCGGATCAGTAGGCGCTGCTGGACCAACAGGTGCTAACGGAGCGTCTGGCCCAACTGGACCAACCGGAGCTTTAGGTCCAACTGGCCCTACTGGCGACCCTTCTACAGTAGCGGGTCCAACAGGGCCTACTGGACCAGCGGGTGCTGGATCAAGCATTCCGGTGTCAGATGAAGGCACTCAGATTACCGCTGCGGTTTCATCCTTTAACTTTACGGGCTCAGGAGTAACTGCCACCGCGGCTGGAAATGCAGTGACCGTCAATGTTCCGGGCGGAGGTGGCGGCGGCGGGAGCCCTAATTTAGATGGTGGTTTGCCAGACAGCAGCTACGCAGCAATTGACCCGATTGATGGAGGTACACCGTAATGCCAGTTCAAATTCAACTGCGTCGAGGAACGACGGCGCAATGGTCAACAGCCAATCCAACGCTAGCTTCTGGCGAAGTCGGTGTAGATACCAGCCTGACGAAGTTCAAAGTTGGTAATGGCTCAACAGCATGGAACTCACTTCAATACGCGACCCTAACTTATCAAGGGACCTACGCTGGAGGAACAACCTACTATCCCAACGATGTTGTAAGTTACAACAACTCTAGTTACATCTGTATCCTGCAAAGCACAGGCAATCTTCCAACCAACACCACATATTGGTCATTGCTAGCGCTTGCAGGGACAAACGGAACTAACGGAACATCCTTTACGTGGCTCGGCGCATACAACGGCGCGACCGCTTATGTCGCCAACGATGTGGTCAGCTACAACAATTCGACCTATATCTGTATTCTTGCTTCTACAGGCAATCTGCCGACCAATACAACCTACTGGAGCTTGATGGCTTTGGCGGGTGCTGGTGATGTGGTTGGCCCTGCTAGTTCAACTGATTCAGTTCTTGCGGTCTATGATGGCACGACGGGCAAGCTGCTCAAAAACAGCACAATGCCGATCAGCTCAGTGGGTTATATTGGATCACCTCAAGTTTCTGGTGGATCTTCTGCGTACACGCTAGTTATTGGTGATGCAGGCGACCACGTTTGGTTTACTGGCGGTAGCACAGCGACCTTGACGGTCCCGACCAACGCTTCTGTAGCATTTCCTACAGGAACTACGATCTTAGTGCTCAACAACAACAGCGGTAACTTAACGATCTCTGGTGCTGGCGTGACGTTTCAGCTTGCCAACGGAACAACAGGAAACCGTACAGTAGCCACTAAAGGCATGGCTTCGCTTATCAAAGTTGCTACAGATACTTGGTGGGTAACTGGACCAGGGGTGACCTGATATGGCGGGTAACTTAACAGCAATGATTGCGGCTATCTTCTCAGGTAGCGCAGTCTCAACAGACCCTTATTTCAATCTCACCACGCTGCTGCTATCAACCACGGCAACGAATGGTCAGCAGAACAATACTTTTCAAGATAGTTCAACGAATAATTTCACCATCGCCCGCAATCCTGCGACAGGGCCAAATGCACCGACACAGGGTACGTTCTCACCGTTTAGTCAGACGGGGTGGGGGAATTATTTTAACGGTAGTTACTTGACAGTACCTTCTGGGGCAGACTTTAATCTTGGCACAAATGATTTTTGTATTGAATTCTGGCTAAATCCAATCACTCCAGGAACCTATGGCGGAATTTTAACTTTTGACGATGGGGACTACCCGCTGAATTTCAGTTACGCATCGACCAATAGTTCTAATCTACAGGCTAACTTTGGAACGACGACAGCGTGGCTTTACTCAGCCAATTTTGATACATCGACAGCAACAAATGAGTGGGCGCATTATGTAGCGACAAGAAGCGGTTCCACTTTTAGGTTATTCAAAAACGGTGTATTGAAAGCAACTGGTACAAGCAGCGGGACTATTGGAAATAGCTCAAGCAACCTACGAATTAATGCAAACGGCGGATCTGCTGGAACAACTTATATAAGTAATCTTAGAATCATTAACGGAAGCATCCCAACCGCCTATCAAACCAGCAGCACAACCACCGGAACCACGATCTTTGCGGTCCCAACATCACCGCTAACAACAACATCGCAAGGCGCAACTGCCGCTGATGTTAAGTTGTTGACATGCCAATCAAATCGGTTTGTTGACAACAGCACTGCAAATCCAAAGACCATCTCTGTCGTTACCGCAAACAGCACTCCATCCACAGTCCCCTTCTCCCCATTCAACCCCACAAGCGCATGGTCGGCTTCAACGGTTGGTGGGTCTGGGTATTTCGATGGGACGGGGGATTATCTTTCAACGACAGTAACTGTTTCAGATTTTTATACGGCTCTTGGTGACTTCACGTTTGAGGGTTGGGTTTACCCGCTATCGTTTTTGGGACCACAATATTCTTCCCCGTTATTTGGTTTTACCAGCGATGACTTGATGTTAAGGGCAATGCCTACTTCTGCAACAAGTACCACTTTGAATATTTATGGAATTACGTCCGCTAACGGACCGGCTTTTGGTTCTGCCGGTACAAGTGGAGGAACCATCAGACTTAATGAATGGGCTTGGGTTGTTTTCACTAGAGAGTCAGGGGTATTAAATCTTTGGGTGAACGGGACAAGAGTTGTTAATAATTCCACCTACACTTCAATCCAATTGCGACAAACGGCTACATCACTTCGTATAGGCAGTGCTTTTGCGGGCACACCCGCCCCCCTCTGGAACGGATACTTATCAGGCATTAAATGGACTTCTGGGGCTGCTCTGTATAGTGGCGCAACAATCTCGATGCCAACCGCCCCACCAACAACAACCGTCAGCTCAGGTACAAATAGGCTCCTCCTCAACTTCACCAACTCCGGTGTATACGATGCCACTGCGAAGAATGTGCTGGAGACGGTTGGGAGTGCTCAGGTAAGTACGACAACAAGTCAGTGGCCTTCAACTTCCATGTCGTTCAATGGAACGACTGATT